CAATAATAGCTGCCTCATTGTCCAGCGCTGCCGTATATGTTCCCCATGCAGATGCTGCCACACTTGTGTTTTTATAAACCTTTACCACATCATTGAACGCATTATATGTCCTGTTCTCCAGATCGTTCATATTGGTGGCATTAAACATATCACCTGCCTGCGACTCTGTACCTTCCACCCTGGTAACATCTACCGTCTGTGTAGCTCCTGTCGCTACATTGGTAAGCTTACGTCTGCCTGCATACTCCACCAGTCTATCTTTCCATGTCTTTTTTACAAATCCCATCCTTAGATCACTCCTATCTCTTCTCCTGCAGCTATTTCTCCGCAATAATTAACGTTGCTTATGTTGCCAAAGTAAATTACATACACATCATGCAGTATCCTCTCAATTGCATTCCATTTCTTATAATCATTAAGCGGTTGATCAGGTACTTCCGGTGTGCCTGTATAAACCATGTAATTATCCCGGATGCGCTGCACGTTATCCCTGATTCATTTGCACGGGGCAGTTCCCCTATTTCCCAGTTCTCATTTACAGATACTGAAATACCTATATATTCGGCTATTATCCGGGTATTCTGCTCAATCCGATTCAGGTCGGTTGCATTTATATAGCCTTTCACATTCCTTTGCTCCACATCCTGTATGGTCCTGTCGTAGATAAAATATGGTAGTACGTACTCTATTGTATCTGTATAGCTACTTTTGTTCCCTGCCCTATCTACAATATCCAGTTCCAACAGATATG